CCTTGACGCGGCGGCTGCAAGTGCTCCTGCCGCCCCTGTTGCTCCACAACCAGGCTTGACACCGCCAGGACAATAGCCTACATTCATAAGCAGTTATGGTTGAACCGACAGAAGACATACCATACGAAGTAGACGATTTTGCTACTCCGGACAAAGAAGACAAACGCCCTGACCCTGATAGTGGCCGGAAGCGTAAGTCAGTGCTCAAAGAACTCAGTGAAGAACTTGAGCATGATATTGCTGTCAACAACTCTTTTGACGTTATTCAATTACCAGCAAATGCCAAGCCTGAAGATAAAATAGCCGCTTTTGACCAGATGGCTATACACAAGGGGCTTGCTTTGCATTTGCAAAAGTATAAAACCATGATTGATAATAAATTAAAGGAGTTAAAATAATGGCAGACGACAATTTTGATGATGGTATTGATGAAGCTTTTAAAGGCTTCGGCGAAGAGCCAGAGCAGCCAACGGTAACACCACCGGCTGATGATCCAAATAACCCTGGCACGCCATCACCGGCTGCCGCTAATCCTACAGGAGACGAAGATGGCGACAAAAATAAACCCTCTGATAATCCCGAAGGTACTACCCCATCTAGTGATCCAAAACCCCCTGCTCCTGAAGGCGACAAACCAACTGGTGAAGAAGAAAAACCAGGAGACGGAAAACCGCCTGAACCAGCTAAGCCAGAAGATCCAGCAACGCCCCCAGCACCAACTGTTCCCGAAACTCCCAAGCCTCTAACCCTTGAAGATGTTAAGGGCTTGTTAAATGATGTTCGTACTGAAGAGCGCACTAGCACTCAGGCTATTGAAACAGCTACAAAAGAAGTGCTAGACGCGTATCACCCTGATGGCCTATCCAATGTGTTAGTTGACCAGGCCAGCGGTAAAGAGCTTCGTACACCTCAAGATGTTGTTGACGCTTCTGGTGGTCAGATGTCAATGGAAGAGGCCGCTAGTTGGTTGATGAACGAGCAATACAAACTTGATAAGCAAATTGATGAAATACGAGCTGACGCACGCCAGGTTGCTGAAACTACTTTGAAGTTCAAGAGTGATGGTGAAGCTGTTTTGCGTAAATACGAACCTATTTTTAAGGCATACCCTCAATTACAAGCTAAAGTTTGGGCGCAATTCAGCAAGCTTGTGAAAGCTGATGAAGCCAAAGGTGTTATTTTATCGGCTCCTGATATGATGGAGTTCTACGATACGGTACTTGACCCATACCGCCTAGACTATGAGTACAGCACCAAAAACTCTGCCACCAATCCTACTAACCCAGCAGCTCCAGAAACGCCCCCAGCTCAACCTGGCGCTGATGACCGTTTAGATGAAGGTGGTGATGGTGGTACTACCGAACCAGATGATCCAAACAATTTTGCACAACAAGTAAGTAAAGAATTAGCGAAAGGGCTATAAAGATGTCAGAAGCAACTACAACACTAAAAGAGCCAGAAGGCATTTCATTTTTCAGTATTAGAACCGGTGAAACTTTTTACGCAAAGTTAGAGCCAACAATTGCTGCCATGATCAATAGTTCAGATATGGGTATTAACGCTTCGCGTGGTCAAGATTTTGGCTGGCGCTTAGCTCCAAAGTGGGTAAAGCTAGTTAGAGATTTTGCTGATGATGAAAGCAAAATGGATACATTGGCTGCCAAGCTACGGCTTGAAGATGGAGAAGTGCCAAGCACTACTCAGATATTGAATTACATCTATGGTCGTCAAGTTCGTGATTACTTGCGCCGTCTCAAAGACGAAGAAGCGCCATTTGCTGACAAATATGCACAAGATATTGCTGAGGGTAGGGCTACCGAGGCTCAGTCACGGCCAGTAGCTCAAGAGCTTGACGAAATACCTGAAGACGTTGATGAAGCTGATTTAGCGCCGGCTGATGATGATGACGAACTGATCCCAGCAGTACCTAAGAAGAACGCTAAACAAAAGTAACTTCTACCAGATCTGACTGGTACTCACGCTGGTTTTCTTGAGGGGCGAGAATAAACTCGCCCTTCAAAAAGTATTTTTCTAGCGCAGTACAGAGATAGCGCAGCATATCAGCGTCATGGCTGGCGCTATCATGCTTTGGCCCAACATAATTACCGGTAGTAGGGTTAAACTTCTTTTTATAAATACGAACCATGCGGCTAAAGTCGCCGGTAGTGCCGGCATTGATAAGCAATTTTGGTAGCCAGTCTTCTGTATAGCCGATACCTACACCTACACCTTCACGCTTTAGCGTTGAAACATTAGTAATACCTTCTTTATGTAGTGTGGTAATACGGCTTTGGCCATCATTAAGACTAGACACTGTACCGTCATGTGGTAGGAAGTGCCAGGCATAGACATACGGCTTCAGCTTCAGCTGCTCAGCCATAACTTTTATGCTTGAACCATTAATAGCAATGCGGTCAATCAGGCGCGGCTTGCCCTTGAAGTATTGGAAGAAGCCAACAACCATACTATCTGACCGGCCAAGATCCCAAGCGGTAAATACAGGGTAAGCATTATTATAGGGCCACTCACCAATAGTGCCGTCTTTATCCTTAGCGCCCATAATCTCACCATAGTAGCTAGCGGTTGATGATTGGCCCCAGTCAAGCAAGATCTCCTGCTTATATAAGAAGTCGTTGCCATATTCATCAATATACTCTTGTCGCAGAGTCTCCATTTCGTCTTTGGTCATAAACCTGTCGCCAGGAATATAACAGGTGTACTGGTTTTTGCGCTCTTTGGCTGCTTCGTGAAGCTTCTTGAATGTACCACCGCTAATACCATCTTGCTTTGGCGTACTAGCAATAACAATCTTACCGCCGTTCATGTTAGTAATTGGCCGGACTACACCTAGCACACCGCTTGGCAAATCCACAAACTCATCAAAGAAATAGATTTTAGCGTTCGCACCACGCAGCGCGTCAGCGTTGGTAGCACCGAGTACCATAAGAGTTGAGCCATTAATTAGCGTCAGGCGCATATCATCTTCAGTATTGCCCTGGCGAGCTACTAGGCTTTTTGGAAAATGCTCAAGCGTCTTGAAGCCATCATTTTCTACGTTGTTCCAGAAGTTTTTGTAACCCTGGCTCAAAGTAGGGTATACGATCACGACATTCATAACCTCTTTAACCATTTGAGGTATGATGTACTCTGTAAAAACGGTATAAGTTTTAGCACCACGCCGCGCAATAACGAGCACCGCCTGGCGAATATCCGAGTTAAGAGCCTCTACAATTTCTTGTTGATAATCGCGTAATGGTAATCGGTGTGCTGGTATCTGCATATTTTTTGCTTGACTTATAATCCTTGTGGTATTATTAGCATAACAGAAGACGACATCAACATTAACTATTTGAAACGAGGATACTCATTATGGCTTCTAGCTATGGAACCAAGACGAGTTCAATCCTTGACAAGCCACTAGAGGTCGCCTCATACGTTGCTCGTCACCTAAACGCTAACGGCGTGGATTGGACTTCAGCTCAAACCGTTCGTCTTTTGAACTACGACATCAGTGGTAGCTCTCTTGGCAGTTATGACGAAACTGCTACTTCACAAACCGTAACCCTAGCTGAAACTGGCAACCAGGACATGACGCTTGCTTATAACAAGTACAAGTTCCTGCGTATTCAGGACACGCTAGACCAGGATACTCCTATCGCAAGCTTGGCAAGCAAGTTCGCTCGAAGCTGGGTTTACGAGAAGTTTATCCCTGATTTTGACGCCTATTGTTTGGCTAAAATTGTAGCGGCTCGTCCGTCTGCTAACAAAATCAGCTGGAACAGCTCAACCGACAATATTAAAACTAAGTTCTTCAACACTGTTAGCGCTGTTAAAAAGCGCGGTGGTAATCCTGGCTCCATGCTGGCCTTCGTGCCTTTCGCAATGGCTGACCAGTTCAAAGCCTCTGTCACAAGCTTTGATGGTTCCAACCTGGGTTACACAGCTGGTAAGAACGGTGTACTTGGCCCTGTAGATGGCGTCATGGTCGTAGAGACTGACGACAGCTACTTCCCAGCCACTTACATTGACGCGGTTGTGGTTGATAAGCGTGCTGTGATCAAAGTCACTCCTAAGATGGATCCTGCCACTGGTAAAGGCATGAAGCTCATCAAGGACGTACCAGGTCACGGTGGTAGTGAGTTGCAGCTTCGCTCTCGTGGTGACTGCTTCGTGTTCGGTCTGAAATACAAGGCTATCGCTACCCTGGAGCGCACCAACTCCTAATCTGTGAGTCTTTAAGCATAAGAAGGGCTGTAAAAAGCCCTTCTTTTGTTATATTATTGAGCTATGGCTTCATTAGAATTAGTTAAAGCAAGTGACGGCAGCGGAAACGCAGCTGTCGCAACTGTCCAAAGTTCGCGCTCCATTGGAGCAACCACAATTGATGTAGACACTGTAGCAGGGATCAATGCTGCCGGTTTTGCCGGAAGCATGGGTACACCTCATACATTTACAGACCCAGTAACCTCTGAAACTATCACTGTT